ATCTGGTGAGCCATCCTCATCACTCTTGCTTGGTCGTAGCCCTTCTTGAACGAGCCGTTCTTCTTCCTAGCCTTTGCATTCGCTTTCTTGAGCGCTGCAGCCATTCCTTTGAGGGCCTTGCCAGCCTTCCTACGAACGGGCTTTGTCTCCCTCTGCAGCGTTCTAGCGGCCTTTCCGACCCTCTGCACATTGGAAGCCGTCCTCTCTATCAGTTCGAGATATTCTTCCACTGTCATTCTGACTTCTGCTGCCACTTATCCCACCTTACTGTTGGGATAGTGCTAGGGCAGTGCTAGAAGCCTGTGTAGCGGTCTCTAAGGTGCACTCTAGCACCACGCTGATGTCTACGTCCCCGGAGTCCCATGTTGCGCTGGAATCGGCTCCTAGAAAGATGGAATCGACACCGATTAGGTAGCCGTTCTTCCACTCCTGCGGGTTGGCGTCTACGGTCTGGTCTGAGTTCTGTACTAGGACTCCAGTAGTCGAGGCTTGAGATAGGGCGCCTCCTGAGATGAATGACTTGTTTGCTGCCTTGATTAGGGATGATTGGGACTGTGTAGTCAACTGCCATCCTAGTTTTCCGCCGGGGATCCCACCGTCGTAGTATATCATTGCTGAACGGTCGCTATTGTCCATGTACTGAGGTTGCACGTTGTGTATCCTGAGCAACGTGCTTTTGCTAACTCCAAGGTTCACGAAAGAACCCAAATCAATCTCTGTTTGTCCATATGTCACACCCGAGACGGTAACTTCCGCTCGAATGAAGAAAGAATCACTCTTTGCCATGGAGATTTTACCCAGTCGAGATGGTATATGAAAATTATTATTATTATTTTTTTACAGGTGGGGCGATTGTCTAGACATCCCCGAGGAGTGAAACCCGGTCTAGACAGCCCCGGCGACCTCTTCGGCGGGAAGTGTATAACAACTTAGGTAGTTCTTGGGAAAAACCCCGCAAAAGGGAGTGAAAAAAATGAAAGTAAGAAAACATGCGAAAAAAGTAACAGAGTTGGAAAAGAAAATCTTGGAAGAGGGAGAGATGAGTTCCCTCGAGATCCACGATTGGATGAACGCGAGAATCAGAATGGGTGTGACAATGAATTGGATTGGAAACGTCATGGCAAAATGTGGCCTTTTCGAGAAGACGGGAATGATAAGAGTCGCCGGAATGTCTGGGAATTACTCCGTGGCGATTTGGGATTCTCGAAGAAGAGAGCATCCCGACGGAGGTCCACAGAATGAGTGAGGATGACTTGGAGATCTCTGCAGAAAAATGGATAGAGATCGAGGAGAGGGACAAGCATCTTCGGCAGATGTTCTCCATCATCGTTGAGGGAGCAGCCGTAACCTTCCTCAGACACAAGAAGAAGAGGGCCAAACGGTCAGGAAGTAGGGGGAAATACATCTCGAATGCGATCATCTACTTCGAGAAACACAGTTCTTCCCCCTCATTGATCAAGTCTGCAGAGGATGAGGCATTCGAATTACAACTTCGAGTATATCATCTGGAACGTACTCTTCGAGATAATGGCATAATAGTGCCCGAACAAGCCATTTAACACGCAATTTCCCCCCTCGATTGCCCTTCAATGGGGGGGGGAAACCAACAGATTTCCTGATTCTGGTAATTCTGAGACCCTCTTTCGGTGGGCAAAATATGCAGTATCACGTTTTTCATTTTTGTAGCTAAGACCTCGAACTTCGAATTCCGGAAAAACTCACGTCCCGTTCTGGATTCCCCACGCTGCAGCAAGGACTCCGGCCAGAATCATCATGATCTTCCAGATTGGATGAGAGGGATCAGCGAGGATTTCATCTGCATCAAGATCATCAGACATTTTGAGCACTGTTCCTTACCATGGATAATGCTCCCTGCCATTCTGATATGTCGTACTTGTCCATCTCGATGATGTAATTGATTTCTTGGCCCTCATCAGCGTAAGCGTGCATGCCAATGAAGAGATCTTCAATGATCATGTTATCAGGGTCAATGTAATTCTCCTTGACCACTGCATATCGATCGTTCCCATCCCATGATGCTGATGCCCATGCTATCTCAGTGTTCAAGCCCCAATTCCAAGTGCGGTTATTTGTGGCAGCCTCGGTCATGAGTTTCCCACTGGCGATCACCGTGCTCGAATTGTCCCTGTCTGATACTGCAATGTCGAACCTAGTGACTCGGTAGCCCGTATCGAACCGCCCGTCAAAGAGTTGTAGGCGAAAGGCGGTTAAATCGCTAGTCGGGAGTATTCCTCTGGTAGTGTACTGCCCAATTTTCTTCATAGGGATCTCCTCCGCATCTGGTGAGCCATCCTCATCACTCTTGCTTGGTCGTAGCCCTTCTTGAACGAGCCGTTCTTCTTCCTAGCCTTTGCATTCGCTTTCTTGA